GAAGTCAATGGTGAAACTCGTGATGAAATGCTTTTAGACGCAGAGCAATACCGCAATGTGTCTGAAGCAGTTACAATCAAGTTGCCTCTCACCAAAGAAGGTTTGAAGGCTTGTAAATATCTTTCTGACGCTGGTGTAAAAACCAATGTTACTCTGTGCTTCTCTGTAGCACAGGCAGTCATGACATCTATTGCTGGTGCTACATACATCTCACCTTTTGTGGGACGTATGAATGACAACTCTTTCAGTGGTGTTGAGTTAGTCCGTGCTATTGGTGGATTGTACCAAGCAAAACGCAGTGAGACTAAAATTCTTGCTGCTAGTCTTCGTGATGTTCACCACGTCTCTCGCTGCCTCTTGTATGGTGCTGATGTAGTCACTCTGCCTACCTCAGTATTTGACAAAATGTATAATCATGTCCTGACTGATGCAGGACTTGCTATTTTTGAAAAGGATTTCAAGGAGATCAATGGTTGAAGTTACAGTAGAAGAGTTCGAAAAGAACTTTGATGCATACTTAGATCGCATCGAAAAGAACGGAGAAGAATTCCTGATCCGTCAAGCAGATGGTAAGGCAGTCGTGGCTATGCCAGTTGGGGAACTGGAAGACCTGGCAGAGCAGGTTGGGGAGAGTGAGTGGTATAATATGTTCAATGATCATGATGACGGATGTTGAGTAAACTTGTAAAAAAATATGTTTCTCTGCTAAAAAATATACCTGAGAGACACTATTGGCCAATTTTTGTGTTCTTGTCTCTCTATTTTATTGTTCCAGTTAGCGAGATTACAGTTACAGTAGCGGCAATTCTTTACTTTAAATTTGAGAAACGCATTGCTCCTGTTATTCAGAAACTCACTAAGAGAGTACCTGACTTCTTTAAGTATGGTGGCAGTATTCTCTTCTTCCTTGTGATGATTGATGACACCTTGTTCTATGGACTACTGATCGCTCTGGCATTCTGGAGTGCCAAGCAGGTCAAAAAAGAAACTGGCACTTCCCCTTCACAAGACGAGGATGCTGTGCTAGAATTACAAGGTAATCAGGAGACACATGAAACCGACTGTCATTCTTGAACGTGCCCCTTACCGCTATGTTCAATGCGGTTTGCTAGAGATCAACGGTAAACCCGATTACCGTATTCAAAAGTTCAATGAGTGGACCAAGCGTTATACAGACATGTATTTCCTTGACAATCAAATGCAACTGGATACCTGCCTTGAGGATCCAGAGTATACTAAGTGGTTAGATCCCGACCCTGAAGTGGGTGCTTATCGTAAATTTGACTGAGGTATTATGAGCATTACATCCCATCTAGAGACTGCTGAAGAGGCAGTCCGTCAAGCACTCATCAATGCTCTCGCTGAGGGTGATGATCATTGGTTGAGTGAGTTGTTTGATCTTCTAAATCAAACAAGTGGTCTGCGAAAGAAAGTTTCTAACACTATTCGTTTCACAGATAACCAAACACAGTGGGCAAAAGACTGGAGTGAATACAACTTCAATCTTACATCTGATTATCTCAACCGTCCTGGTGGAGATCTAGATGCAATGGACAACATTGATTTTGGTGGAAACATTAGCATCAATACTGATAGTCCAGATGTAATCTCCTTTGGGGATTACCAGTCCCGAGAAGACTAAAAACTCGCTCTGGTCGGGATGGGTGTAACGACCCCTCGGGTTTCTTACTTCCTAAAAGTAAGTGGTGCGGATGGGAATACTCCCGCCTGGTTTCTTGCTTCCAGTCAAAGAGCAAGTGGTGGATCCAAATGACCCCTTCCGTGTGGTTGATTTCTCATTTTTCAACTGAATAAAAAATGAGTGGCGTGCATGTGCTCGGGAGGTTTGACCGCCTCCCACCTTGCGGGTGTAGTTCAGTGGTAGAACGTTAGCCTTCCAAGCTAAATGTCGTCGGTTCGAGTCCGATTACCCGCTCTTTATAAATATTTCTAGCTTAGGGAAACTGTCTCCAGGACTAGAAGAATATGTCAAAAATTCTGGCAAATCAGATTGCAAACTATCTAGATAATGCACCGATTGAAGTAAAGGAAGGTGTGAACATTCCTGCGGGAAAACCTCTGCAAGTAGGCGGTTCTTCTGGTACTAACGGTCAGGTTCTAACAACTGATGGTGCATCAATATCGTGGCAAAATGCTCCATACTTCAGTGGAAACTATGCGGATCTGCAAGGAGCTCCAACTATTCCAGCAGCACAGCAAAATTCTGACTGGAATGCTGTTGGCGGCGTAACTGAAATTTTAAATAAACCAGTAGTTCCTCCATCTCCTTCTGTTGTTATTGCTCCAGCACCTTCTGGCGGTGGCAATTTAACATATAATAATGTTAATGGAGAATTTACTTATACTCCACCTGATGTCAGTAGTGTTATTGCTCAGGAATTTGACCCATTATTCTCAGCATCTCCTGCATCAAATGTAACGCAGCAAAAAATTGATAACTGGGACACCGCATATGGATGGGGTGATCACTCAACGCAAAATTATATTACTCTAACAAACCTCAGTGTATCTCAGTTACCTGCAGTTACTGGTGGTTCTTTGACGTATGATAATACTACTGGTGTAGTTACTTACAGACCACCCGATTTATCTTCATACATCACTTCTGAAACTTCTACATTTAATGATGTCGTTGGAAGAGGTGGGACAACAACTCTTCCAGTCGGAACTGGTGACCTTACTGTTAATGGTGACTTGATTGTTACAGGAACAACAACCATTAATAACGTCACAAACTATGCTGTTTCTACAAACGAGATTGTAATTAATGATGGACAGACTGGTCCAGCAGCATTGAATGGTTCTATTAGAATTGATAGAGGAACTGGAACTGAAATTGACACAAGAATTAGGTGGAATGAGGGAACTGATAAGTGGGAATTTACCAATGATGGAACCACATATTATAATTTCGCTACAAATATTTCTGACCTTAACAACGATTCTAATTTCCTAACATCATATACAGAAACAGACCCAATCTTCAGTGCTTCTATTGCTGCTTCGATCACGAATGCAAACATTACTGATTGGAACGAGGCACATGGCTGGGGTGATCATGCAACTGCTGGATATCTAACAGCAGAAGCTGATACCTTGGCGACAATTAGTGCTAGGGGATCATCTACATCTGCCACACTAACCATGGGTGGATTGGTTGTCAATGGTGATGTCACTATCAATGGAACACAGACCATTGTTAATACAACGACACTTAAAGTATCTGACAATGAGATTACATTAAACAATGATGTCACAGGAACCCCAACAGAAAATGCTGGCATTGAAGTTGAGCGCGGACTTTCTGCAAATGTTAGATTGCGTTGGGATGAAACTGTAGATAGATGGCAGTTTACTAACAATGGATCTACATATTATCCAATGCCTGTAGCATTGAGTGATCTTGCAAATGATTCTGGATTCATTACTTCTTATGCAGAAACTGACCCAGTATTTGGTGCATCTCCTGCTGCACAAATTACATCTAATTTGCTTACAAATTGGAACGCTGCATACGGTTGGGGCAATCATGCTACTGCTGGGTATCTGACATCTTATACAGAATCTGACCCAGTATTTAATGCTCACCCAGCATCTACAATTGGAACAACCAAAATTTCTAACTGGGATACTGCATATGGATGGGGTGATCACTCAACTCAAGGTTACTTAAATTCTCTAAGTTCTGCTGTTATTAATGATCTTGGAGATGTTGATACTACATCTAATGCTCCAACTGATGGACAAGCCCTTGTATGGGATGCTACCGCAACAAATTGGGTTCCTGGAACAGTCGCTGCTAGTGGTGGTGGCGGTGGAGCTAGCGTAACAGTATCGGATACTGTACCTTCAACACCATCTCTTGGAGATCTCTGGTGGAATTCTAATGAAGGTGCCTTAAAGATCTACTATACTGATGCAGACAGTTCCCAGTGGGTAGATGCATCACCTTCTGGATCTGGTAGCACTGGTGGTGGATCTGGTGCTCTATATGACTTGAGTGCTAGAACTACTACTGCTACTAATGCATTTATTGATCTTGTTGGCAGTGATTCTACTGTAGATAGTGTTGAGTTTATAGGCAGTGGAGCAACTGAAGTTCTGTTTAACTCCAATAGTGGCGGAACTCCTAGAATTACACTGTATTCTGCACCACAAATACAAGCTGATTGGAATGAGACTGACCCAAACCAACCATCATTCATTGAAAATAAACCAAGCATTGCAAATGCTTCTCTTGTAAATCTAACTGATACTACTATTGCTGCTACTGGTTACCCTCTTAACGACGGTGACATCTTGATGTATGATTCAACAGCACAGACGTGGAGAAACAGACCAGATGCTGCTGGACTGAATACAGTTAGAAGTGTTTATGTCGGAAACAATCTTACAATTCAAGCAGTTGGATCAAACAAGTTCCTGAAGTTCCAGAACGGAACAGGAACATATGCTGGTCTTGCTGACAATAATAACAGTCTTGGAACTTCTGGTCAGGTTCTCACTGCTGATGGAAATGGTGGATTGAATTGGCAGAATCTTCCTGGTGGAGCAGCATACTCCACACTTGCTTCACTGACTGATACTCTTATCGCTGATGGATCTAACTTCCTTGCAGACAAACAGATCCTTAAGTATGATGTTGTTGCTCAAAAGTGGGTCAACTCAAGAATTTCTAGCATCAATGAGATCCAAGATGTAGATACTTCAACAGCAGTACCAACAAATGGTCAGACGCTTGTTTGGGATAATACTAATAGTCTATGGAAACCAGGAACTATTAGTAGTGGACTCACCACTCTTGCTAACGAGAGTATCAATGACCTTGGAGACGTATTTGTTCAGTCGCCATCTAATGGACAGATTCTAGTTTATAGTAGTGCTAATAGCAGATGGGAAAATGCTGCTCCTACTGGTGGATCTGGTGGTGCTTCTGTAACTGTATCTGATGCGGCACCAACAACACCTTCTGGTGGAGATCTTTGGTGGGAGAGTGACACTGGACGCCTCAAGATTTATTATCAAGACACTGACAGCAGCCAATGGGTAGATGCATCGCCAGCATTAGCACCAGTTGCAAACCCCAATGTTCCTTCTGTTGTTGGTTGCATCAATATGAATGGCACTTCTCCAACGTGGACAGGCACTCCTGCTTACTCAGTATCTGGAGCACAACCAGGCGGCGCTGGCACAGATTATGTTTATACTTTAACCTTCCCATTTGCATATTCAGCAAGGACAGATTATATTGTCCAAGCAACTTATGATGGCACTGATTATATTTCAACAAATAGTTGCGAGTTAGCAGTTGCTAGGGGGACTGGTAGTGTTGTATTTACGCCTAGAAGACTTGATGGTCAACCATTAAGTCTAGGTGACATTATGGTTACAATTATCAACCTCTAAATAAATCTGGAAGGAGAAACTAAGAAATGGCAATCAATTTTCCCGCAACAGCAGGACAACCAACTGACGGATCGTTTACCCATACCGATATTACTACGGGACTTTTGTATTATTGGGATGGAAGTTCCTGGTCTAGTTCTGGATCACCAGCAGGCGGTGGTGGTTCTTCCTATACTGATCTGGATGTAGATATTCATTTAAATACTTCTACTGCTAATTCGGGTGAAATTCTCAGTTGGAATGGAACTGATTATGACTGGGTAGCAGATCAAACTGGATCTGGAGGTGGAGCAACTGTTGCTGGATCTGATACTCAAGTTCAATACAATGATAACGGATCTTTGGGTGCTAGTGCTGCTCTTACTTTCAGTGATCCTGGGGGTCTCCCTGCTACAAGAAAATTGCAAGTTGGTGATGATCCTGGTAATCCATCACAAAATTTTGTTGGAGAAATTCTAACAGATAATCTTAACGCTCAGGGATCTATTAGTGCCCTTGTTGGAGGATACTTTGGTGGAACTGTTCAGATCGAAGGTAATGGTGCTAACACATCACTTTTATTAGGTTCTGGAAGTTTTCCAGTTTCTATTCTTGATAACAATTACTCCAGTGGTGTTGCTGGTCAAGTTCTCTCTGCAACTGGTGATGATGGCGGCGGAAATGCTACTGGTGTTGTTTGGGCTAATACATCAGCATTGACGGGTAGACAAACAGCTAGTGCTGCCACTACATCTATTGGTACTGGTGCTTCTGCTGATCTAACAATTTCTGCAGCAAAAACATATGCATTGTTAAAAATTCAAACATCAGATGCTGCATGGGTAACCTTATATACTGACACTGCTAGCAGAACTGCTGATGCATCTAGAACAGAAAACACGGATGCCCTGCCTGGGTCTGGTGTTATTGCTGAAGTAATTACTAGTGGACCATCAACTCAATTAATGACTCCAGGGGTCTTTGGATTTAATAATGATGCAACACCATCGACAAATGTTTATGCTAAAGTTGTGAACAAGAGTGGTTCTACTACTGCAATTACAGTAACTCTAACTTATACAATCCTAGAGGTCTGATATGGAAGATAAAGTCTACATCGTAACGCTCTACAAACACGAGGATCTAGAGCAGTTTTACAATGAGATGCAGCTTTCTAACTTCCCTCTAGTTTTAAAGCGTCCTCTCAGTAGAAATACACACTACATGATGAATGAGGAGCAAGCAGAAAAACTGCGCCAAGATCCTAGAGTATGGAGTGTATCTTTACGTCCAGAAGAACTTGGAATGAAACCAGTTCCAGCGAATACAAATTTTATTGAGTACCCTGTAACAGGTAACTTCTGGAAAGACGATACAATTGCACCAACTACTGTAAGTGCGACAGATTATCAATGGGGACACTTGCATTGTGCTGGTAGTTCTGCTCAAAGAGATAAAGGAAATTTTGGATCTGGAGCAACATATGAATCAAAGAATGATTCTGTAGTAGTATTCAACGATGGTAGACATGTTGATGTTGTTATTGTAGATGATCCAGTTTCTTTTGATTGTGATGAATGGAATAGTCCATCGACTGGTCAGACTAGATTTGTTCAATATGATTGGTTTAATGAACTGAATACCTTTGTTGGATCAATCGATGATGATGGCATAACTCTGCCAACAGGAGCGGTGACTTACTATGACAATGCGACTAATCCAATTTATCACGGTGTACACGTTACTGGAACAGTTGCTGGACAGCATTATGGATGGGCAAGAGAAGCAAACATTTATGCATTGCAAATACTAGGAACAATGCCATCGGGTCAATCTCTCGATCCCTTATTATTGTTTGATTATCTAAGAGCATTCCATCGCAACAAACCAGTCAATGTTGTTACTGGCAAAAGAAATCCAACAATTACAAATCATAGTTGGGGGTATTCATTTGGGGGAACACTTGAAGATCTTTTCCCTGCTGGATTTGCTATTTCTGATATTACAAATATTTTTTACAATGGGGTTAATTATAACTCTGGAAATCCTGGTCTTTCTGGTTGGACAATGGCGGGAATAGAAGCAGACTTTGGTATTGGTGCAAATAAATTAGACATTCCAGCAGACTACCCAGCCTTGAATGCTGATGTAGAGGATGCTGTGGAAGATGGTGTAGTTGTTATTGCTGCTGCTGGTAATAGTAATTACCACATGGTTAACAATACAGATGTTGAATGGAACAATAGTGTATCTATTTCTGGATTTGGAACTGTTAATTACAACAGGGGTATGGCACCTGGAAATGCTGTTGGTGTCGTTAATGTGGGAGCACTCAATAAAGATGCTGCTTTTACGAGAGCAACTTATACAAACTTTGGACCAAGAGTTGATGTATTTGCACCAGGAACTAATATCATATCTTCTTGGGTTGATCCAAATAATATCACTGGCGGTCTAGCAGGACAAGGAATCGCAGACAGTAAATATGGCGGATCAAATTGGTTCTATCCAATCAGCGGAACTAGCATGGCATCACCACAAGTAGCAGGTATTGCTGCTTGCTTAGCAACAGGTAAAGAAAGATTCACAAATGCTGATGTACTTGCTTACTTGCAGAAGACATCCATTCAAGATAACATGACATTTAATACTGGCACTGGAGATTTTGCTGACATTACTTGTAAAAAAGATAGTCCTAATTTGTATCTACATGCAGAAAATCCTAGATCTACTACTGGATATATTGTAAGTCAGCGGGGAGAAAGGAAGGAAACAGGAATGGTTTTTCCAAGACTTGCAAGTTATCATACGGTCGCACCTTCTCAGGTAACGTATACATTATCAGTAACAAATAATGGAGCTACCGCATATTTGTTTACTGGATCTGATGAAGTCTCTACATTTTCCAGTTCATCAAATCCAACGATTAATATTTTGAGAGGTTCTAAAATTATTTTCAATCTCAATGCAAGTGGACATCCTTTCTGGATTAAGATTTCACAGACCACAGGAACAGGAGATGCTGTTAATGTAGGAACTACTGTAAACAATGGACAAGATCTTGGTGAAGTGTCGTGGGATACTCAATCGGAAACAGTAACTCCTGGAACTTATTATTATATTTGTCAATTCCACTCTGGAATGACTGGTCAAATTATTGTCACCTAAATAAACCTGAGAGGAAGTATCTGCGGATAAAAGATGGCACTTAATTTTCCAAATTCCCCTAGTTTAAATCAATCATTTTCTCAGGGTGGAATCACATGGATTTGGAATGGCACTAGTTGGAAGGCGTTTGGACAGAACGCATCAAATCTTCCTACTAGACAGACTGTAACTTTTGGTGGCGGTATCGCCCCTCAGACTGGTGCAGAACAATATGATGTAGATATTTCTTGCTCATCTTATACTATTCATTCTGTAACTACAGACTCTGATGTTTGGGTTAGAATTTATATTGATGATCAGTCAAGACAAAATGATCTTGCTAGACAGATTAATGTTGACCCAGCACCAGGAATTGGTTTGGTATGTGAAGTGATTAAAAACAATAATACTCAGGTTGTTACTCCTGGAGCAATTGGATTTAATACTGGATATCTAAAAAGATTTTATGCAACTGTGATTACAAAACAGACTGCATATCATACTTGTTCTATTAGTGTGCAGTATCAGCCACTGGAACCAGCCTGAATATAAATACACAGAGAAGCAACACCGTAAACTAAGGAATTTCGCGCAATGGCAATCGTTCAAAGAAGTGTCCAAGTTCAGTCTGATTTTGCTAACGCAAACTGGACCAAAAACAAACTGATTGATGCATTAGAAACTGCTTTTGCAGATGCAGGATTGCATGGTGCTGCTGTTTCTGGAATCGTGACTGGATATAATGATGGAACCACGCAGTATTCTTACTACATCAATGATCCAGCACAAGCTCAGGGTGGTGGAACACATGGAAGCATTGCAAATGCAAGTGATCCAGCATCAACTAACACCACAAACTTTGGAAACTTTACTTTTAGAAATCTTCCTGCTTCTGGTGGTAGTGGAACAGGTGCTACGTTTGACGTTCAATACAGTAGTAATACTCTCTATAGAGTTTATGTTGCAAATGGTGGATCTGGATACACCAACGGAGACGTTCTAACTATCTCTGCTGCTGACATTCTTGGTGCTGCAAACGGTTCTGCTAACATCACAGTAACAGTCAGAGTAGATCCTAATAGTTATGGTGGATCATCTGTCTTCTTCCAGAAAAATTCTAGCGTAACTTCAACACGTCCTTGGGCAGTTCTTAAAGTTGATAACGACCCAACAAAGAAGTATGGATCCACATACTATTTCATCCAAGTAGAAAGTGATACCAGGATCAATATTTGTGGCGGACTATTTTGGCATCCAGATCTAACAAGATTCTCTGGTGCCTATCGATTTGAAACATGGGAGAATGCCTCTAGTTATTATGGTGGTACAAAGTCTGACACTAGTGTTCATTATGACTATGGCTATGGAGGTGGTGTCTCCATTACATATGCCACTACTGCAAGTTATCCTCTATACATTAAGACATATCAAGCAGCAGCACCACAAGATTCAAATTTTGCACTGTTCCAGTTTGCACAACCAGATATCCCTGGAACAGATCACATGAATGATTTGTATTATGGTACTTTTGGTTTCCCCAAATATACAACATCTGTATATGATAATGCTTATGTTGGACATATTGGAACGTTCCATTTTGAAAACGGGACTTCTAATACTAATGCTGAGTTTAGACAATATTATAATACTGGAATTAATAGTAGCTCAACTTCAACATGGTTGCCAAGAGCAGCTGAAATGGGGTGGGCAGAAAATAACTTCCTTACTGGAAGTTATAACTCAGCTCTCCGTCCTCTAATGTCTATGTGGATCTGGCAATCTGCAAAAGAGGCGGATACATATACCCAACCAAGACTTTATAGAAGAACTCCAGCAGATGATTATTATGATGAGGGAGATTCTGATAACGTTTATAGAAAAGAAGATGGAGTTGGGGTGCTAACAACACTTCCTTATCAAGCAGCAGGTGGATATGTAACAGAACCTCAGATTAGTTATCAGGCTGTCATCAAAGGAATTCCAATCTCTCCTTACTTCCTCCCTTCTCCTTACACAATCCCAGAGGACTTTGTTGTTGTTGAACTAGAGTACAGGCAACCATCTGCAAAATTCTTGCCAGGAGATACAATTACGGTTAATGCAGGAACAGAGGCATATACAATTATTCTAGGTGGATATAATAATACAGATAGTGAGGTAACTAGAGGAGTATTTCTCTGCGGAAGAATTGTAGGATAAATTAAATGTCATTAGCAAGAGATATTGTAATCAATTCGCAGCCTTCTGCGACTATACAAGGTTACACTGGAGCTCCAGTCTCATTCTTTATCGATGCTAATTCAAATAAAGCATTATATTATGATGTAATTAATAGTGGTGACACAGACTTTATTTTCTCTGGTGATGAGACAGGACCAGACCCAGTAATAGATGTTATCGTTGGAGATAGTCTTACTTTTTATGTAAATGCTCCTGGACATCCATTTTATATTAAAACAGTTCAAGGAACTGGGAGTGGAAATCTTGTTCCATCTAATCAAATCGTTGGTGCTACTCAAATTGTAGTTAGCAGTGGAACATATGCAGGTACTTATAATAGAGTTGCTACTGATTATAATTGGCAGACATCTAACAGCACTTTAGTTACTGGTAATGGGCGTGATGCATATTACAATGCCGTTACTAATGTTGGAATTGTTTATGATAACAACCAAGACTGGTATATCTTAACGGGCGTTGAATTGCTTAATGGTATTGATATTGTACCATCAACTGTTAATGTAACTACTTGGGGACTATCAAACTCTGGTGCAATTGAGTATCCATCTGGAACAGACGCAACTTATGGTGCAATATCTTTCTATACTTCTCAGGGAAATGGCGTTCAGACTGGATCATTTACTTGGAATCCAACAACAGTAGGAACATACTATTATCAGTGTGGAAATCATGCTGATATGACTGGCGTGATCAATGTATATGCTGCTCCATCTCTAGTTTACGACTGGCAAAAGCAAGAGTCTGGATCTGGAACTTGGACTAGTATTCCTCTTGGGATTGGAACAGGACAAGGAACACCTAACTATGCAACAGATGATCTATCAGAGGGATCAGATGATGGTGACAGATATAGATGTGTACTTTCTACTCCTCTTGGAACTAATAGTCCTCTAACCAGTAACATCTATACATTAGATGTAATTACTCCAGTAATTACAATCTCTCAGCAACCATCTGATATCACAACTCAACCTGGATTGTACGCAAACTTTAGTGTAGTTGCTACAGTAAACAGTCCTTTCCAAATCCAGTATCAATGGCAACTTAGAAAAGCTGGAACTCCAACTTGGACTGATCTTGGAACTGCTACATCTAATACATTGTCCGTTCCTAATTTAGACAATGGCGATTACTTAAGAGTTAAGTTGAATTCCACTGGTGCCGCAGAAGTACTTTCTGCTCAGGCACAAGTAACATTAATACCTTTTAGCATTACTCCTGGTGGTGCTTCTTGGACCAATCCAGTTGTATCCGAGATGAGATTGTACACTGGATATACCAGTGCAACTTCAAACTCTGCTCCTCTAGTGGGACAACCACCACAAGCATACTTCTTAGACAACGGACAGACAAGTTCATTCTTGTCACCAGTCATTCAAGCAACCAGCATTGCTTCATTCAACTTACAGGGAGCATATAAATCTCCATACGATATTACTATACTTACACTGAACACAGTTGGATATTATCCATGTCCAGCAACTGGTGGCGGCGGAAGCACAAGACCAACGGAAGGATTAATTGTTCCTAGATACGGACTATAAATAATCCTGAGCACTAGTATCCGTTTGGTTTAGTTAAATGGCAGATCGTTTCCCGTTAATTGTTAATGCTGTCTCCAAGAAAATTGAAGAGATTGTTTCAGGTGACAGACTAGATTTGTCTGGTAACGGAATTGTTTTAAACGGCGATTCTGGAACTGGAAAATATCTAAGAAGTGATGGATCTGTCGTACACTGGGATAGTCCTGGAGATGTATACCTAACCCAGATTCAAACAGTAACAAACAAGACGTTTGAAACTTGTACGATTTCTGGTAGTAATAATACATTAACTAACATTCCAAATGGTGCTCTTGTAAACTCTGGTATTACAATCAACGGAACTACTATTGCTCTTGGTGGAACTGTAACAACCCCAGATAATAATACAACGTATACCGTTTCTACGGTTGATGGATTATCTACAGCTGAAAAAATTATTCGTTTAACGTCTGGTGGCAATGCTGGTGCTGGTGTTGACGACGATGTGATCCTTGCAGTTGGATCACCTGCATCTGTCCCAGCAGGATCTCAGGCACTATCACTATTCTTAGATAGAAGTGGAGATACGATTACTTTTTCTGGTCATGTAGTTGATAATGATACAATTACATCATTGAATGCTCCTGGTGGTGCTCCTACTTCAGGAACAACCATTAACTTCACATCTACTGGTGCTGCTACAGTTTCAATGACTGGCACCACTATTAATGTTGATGCTCTCGACACTGATACTAAAACAAAACTTCGTGTTGGAGCTAGTGGAACTTATGGACCAGCAGACAACACGACTGGAAACTTTACTTTCCTAGAAGGAGGTGCAACATCTGTAACTCAAGGTGTTAATGGAACAACTGGAGACCCAGAGATTACAATTAGTTCTGATGATACAGTAACAAGAATTAGGGGAGGTGCAACTTCATCATTCCTTCCATCAACAACAGGAACGTCAAATACTGATGTTACTTTCGTTGGCGGTACGCATAGAGATAGTAGCGTATCTGTACAACAGAATGGTAATACCATTGAGATTGATGCGTTCAACACAGATACAATTACTAGACTTGCTGCAAATGCTGGTGGAAATCTTGCTGCAGGAGATTTTAGGTTCACCTCTTCTGGTGCAACGACAATTACATCATCAACTACTTCTGGTGTAACAACGATTAACATTGAATCTGCAAATGATGATACTGGTGCTACCTTTACTGCAGCAGGCGGTGTTCAAAAAGCTGGTAGTGTTTTCCAACTTAAAAACTACGCCAACCTTAGTGGCAATACGGTATTAAAGTGGGATAATGGTAATGAGCAGATAGCAAACAGCATCATTAGTGATGATGGATCTGCAGTCACAATCACTGGAGACCTGATTGTTCAGGGTGCTCAAACAGTTCTTGAAACTTCTATTCTGCAAGTAGCAGACAACATTATTGAACTGAGAAAGGGTAATAATCTTACCGCTTTTAACGGCGGTATTAGAATTAACAGGACTTCTGATTCTAATGGAGCAATCACTGCATATAGAGAATGGCAGTGGTATGAGAGTGGTGGATATTGGAGGTCATGGGATGGTTCTGTTGAAGACAGAATGGTTACAGAGAATGAAACTCAAACTCTGACAAATAAAATTCTTACATCACCAACTCTACAGTCTCCAAATATTGGTGCCGCAACTGCCACAACAATCAACGGACTGGAAATTACTTCTACTGCTGGATCTACATTTACTGTAGCGAATAGCAAAACACTTGTTGTTCAAAAAGATATTACCTTAAACACTGAGAATGCTACTTCAAATGTTACTGTTAATTTAAGACAGGGTGGGGATGTTGTTTACAAATCTGATACACTAAACCAACTCGCATCAACAACTTCATTGCAGTTGCGTACTGTTATTTCTGACACAACTGGCAACGGTAAGTTGGTTTTCCAAACAAGTCCTACAATTACAAATGGTATTGTAACTGACTCGACGAGTTTTGATCTTGTTAATGCAACTGCACTGGGAATTAATTTTGGAGGCGATGCAACTGACATTAAGATTGGAGCATCAACTGGTACTACTACTATTAATAATAGTGTCATTGTTAAAGAAGACTTTACTGCTGGTGTTGATACCAACGATGACGTTGTACTGAATGGTCTAGTTAATGTTGAAAAAGCTGACATTAGAATTCGTGGTACATCCAGTGACCCAATGGTTGTTGGTAGAGGATCTGGAGCTGTCAATACAAACACTGCTGTTGGTGTTGGTTCTCTTGCTGCAAACGCTTCTGGATCACAGAACACTGCTGTCGGATATCAAACATTACTTGTTAATAATTCTGGTGCTGCCAACACTGCTATTGGACATAGTGCTCTGAGGGCAGTTAATGTTGGTGAAGCTAATACAGCTGTCGGTCGTGCTGCTCTGTTTGTAAACCAAGGTGGATCTAAGAATACTGCGGTTGGTGCTAATGCTCTGGAGAGTTTGACTGCTGGTGATGCCAATGTCTGTATTGGTTACTATGCTGGATACAATGCTACTGGAACAGGAAACGTTCTCATCGGACCAGCTGATAGTGGTAACCCCATTAACGATGCAACGTATCAACCACCAAACGCTACTGGAAATAGACAGTTAGTTATTGGATCTGGTACTGAATACTGGATTAAGGGTGACGCTAACTTTGACGTAACACTCAACAATAACGTCACTGTTAACACTGACTTGACAGTTAAAGGAAACATGATTGTCAATGGAACAACTACTACTGTAAACTCAAACGTTGTTAAAGTCAGTGACAAATCTTTAGAACTTGCTGCTGTTGTATCAGTACAGTTTGTATGTACGGCAACGAATGGTTCACCAAACATTACTGGTATCTCTCCAACTACTGGATTGATTCCTGGTATGATTGTTGTTTCTCAGACTGCTGGCATTGACTTTGGTGCTAACTGTGAGATTGTTTCTATCACAGGAAACACAGCAGTTCTATCTAACAATGTTAGTGGTGGTGGTACTCCTCTCTGTGATGCTATCGGACCCTCAGATACCGCAGCTGACGGTGGTGGAATTATTCTGAATGGATCGACAAATAAGACGTTCTTGTGGAATAATGCAACAGATGCCTGGACATCATCTGAACATCTCAATCTTGCATCTGGTAAGGAACTGAGAATCAATAACGTACTATTTGCAAGCAGCACTCAGTTAGGTCCTTCAACTGGAACTGCAGTTGGTCTTGGATCGCAAGTTACAACATCTTCACTAACCTCTGTTGGAACTCTCACATCACTTACCGTATCTGGTAATGTAAACTTTACAAGCACTGGATACCTACAACTACCTTCTGGAACCACAGCAGAGCAACCTGGACAGTCTGGACAACCTGCCGCTGCTGCTGGTATGCTTCGCTACAATACAAGCACTAGTGTATTTGAAGGATACGACGGAAATATCTGGGGCAAGATTGGTGGTGGAGCTGCTGTTCAAGCTGCTGCTCCTACCAATGCTAATGAAGGAGACCTCTGGTATGATGAAGATGATGGACGCTTGTTCGTATACTATAATGATGGCACATCATCTCAGTGGGTAGATGCCTCACCAAACGGAGTTCCTACTGATCTAGTTGTTGAGGGAACGCTAAGTGCTGTCTCTTATACACATCTCCGAGCCCAC